AAGTGCGGTTGCTGCAACACTTGCAGGTGAGCTGTTTGGTGCGTCAGGTCCAATATGCACCGGACCAACTTTCACTAAGTCACCGTTGCTGTCCTTAAAAAACAGCCCTGGTGATGCTTCGTTAGTGTTGACGGCAATTTGGCCTGCCGACATCACAGTCGGAATTGGCCGCTTGTGTGCGGTGCTGCTACGCAGGTGCTGAAGAGCCATCCTTAACGCCTATGAAAGGCCGGTGATTACTCTCCCAGTTTATAAGGTAAGATTTGTTTGGGACAGCATCTTGCCGGATCTGCCCCGCGACCAACTCACTTGCAATGAGCTGATGCAAAGCATTTTACGCCCCGCAGGGGTGTGGGAGTATTTCTGCCGAAAAGTTAAGTTCGGCACTTCGGATCAATGCTGGGATTGGCAAGGAAGCTGCGGCAGTAATGGATATGGAAACTGGCACTACCGCTTGTACGACTTACCTAAATCGGGAACAGCCCACAGAAGGTCTTTTATTTTGTTCAATGGACTAATCGGTCCCGACGCAGTTATTTGCCATAAGTGCAATAACAGGAAATGCTGCAATCCAGACCATCTTTACGCAGGAACTCACAAGACAAATAACAACGACAAGAAGCTTCATGGCACATTTGTGAAGCCGCCCCTGCATAAGGGCTCTAAACAGTGGAAAAGCAAGCTGAAAGAAGCGCAGGTTATTGAAATTAAGCGAAGGCTTGCTTTAGGGCATTTGCCTCCACATATCGCACCAGATTATAAGGTTTCAGCTGCTACTATCTACAAGATTAAAGATGGTAGCAACTGGGCATGGCTTTAACCATAAGTGCCGTCATCAAGCTGGCTCGTCAAAGCCACCGTGCCGGTGTTATCAGGCAATGTGATCACTCGGTCAGCGGTGGGATCGGCCAGCGTCAATGTAAGTTCAAAAGCGTCATCGGTTGGTCCCTCAAATACCAGCGATCCGTTGTAACCAATGTGGATTTGACCAACAAACGTTCCACCGGTCTTCGGCATTGCCGCCGCCGCCAGGTCATAAGCGGTCTTAACGCTGTTAGGCGTTGCAGCAGTTGTGGTGCTGGATGAAGCAATGCCATCCGTAAGCTGTACTACACCAATAGCACTTGTTGTGCCGTTACCAATCGTCAGCGTTGGTGTTGTAGTCGCATTAGTGACGTTGAGTGGTGCGCTAACTGCAACTTGCGTAACCGTACCAACCTTGTTTTCAATCCATTCAAGGCCGGTCGTTTCGCTGCTATTGGCACTCAAGATGTAACCATTTGTGCCGACCGCGAGCCTGTCAAGTGTGGTGCTTGCACTTGCTGCGATCAGATCGCCTTTGGTATAAGACGCAATGTTCGTACCACCGCGCTCAACATCCAGCACACCGCTGGTCATGTTGTCTAAGTCGCGGCATTCATTGCTGACTTCTTCCAGTGCCGACTGAACGTTGGTTGAACCAAGGCTTGCGGCTGGGCTAAATGCGACGTTATTAGCGGTCTGAGCTGTATATGTACTACTAACGTCGATTTCCAACCATTCGGTGCCGGTTGAAAGCAGCAGGTCAGGTGGTGCAAGTGCAACGGTTGGCGCAGGGGATGTTCCAGTACCAGGCTCAGAAACAACGAGGTAGTAATTACTGTTGTTGTTGCTGGCAGAAGGCAGTGCATTGCCGACCGTCAGTCCAATCGCAGAACCTTCGCCGGTAACGGAAGCGATCAGGTTAGTGCTAGCGTCATACGTACCAGCAAGAATAATTGCACCGGCTGAAATACCAATTGATTGCCAGACGTTGCCGTCCCACAGGAAGAAGTTTTTGTCGAGTGGGTTGAAGTGAAGCTGACCAGTAAATGTAGCAACTGGTAAAGTTTCGCCAATCGATGCGGTGGATTTGTTGGCGAGTTTTGATGCCGTAATCGCACCAGCGCTGATGCGGTCTGAATCGAAACTGCCAGCGGTAATTTGTGAAGCATTAAGATCTGGAATGTCGCTGGCAATTAGATCGACAGCAGCAGTAATGTGGCCTTGATTGTCGAAGGTAATACCACTTTTGGTTGATCCTGCGACAACATTGGTGTGGTTTACGGTGCCGGAGCTGATGCTTAGGCCGGTGCCTGGTTGAACGATGCCTTTTGTTGATGCGGTTGCATCAGGCAGATCTGCTGGAACTAGTGTACGGAATGATGGTGCGGCATCGTCTCCAGCGGTTGGACCAACAAAAACTGCATTCGCTTGCTGCGTATCCAGTGCCAACGTAATGTTGGCGGTAAAAGCGTCTGGGTTATTGACAACAACCGAAAGTGGCGTTGAATCTGTAACTGTGACTGTTTGAATGCCTGCTTCTTGCGTCCAAGCTGTACCGTTCCAGCGGTAGGCAATGCTCGTTCCGGTGTTAAACCAACCTTGGCCGACAAAAGCACCCGTACCAGAAGGTGTTGCGTTAGTGACAATGCAAGTGGACTGATCGCCTAGCTTGTCTTCATCAACCGCTGAATCGTTAATTTTTGCGGTCGTAACAGAATCTACCTGCAGGTTTGTTGCAGCAACAGCGTTATTTGCCAAAGTCGTGGCGAACGAACCAGTGCCGCTACCAGTTACTGCACCAGTCAGCGTGATGGTTTGGTCGCCAGTGTTGGTGCCTGAGCTAGTGCCGGAAAAAGATGATCCGTTTGTCCAGGTGCCGGTAGCAGTAGCAAGATTGCCTAGACCCAGAGTGTCACGTTGGTCTGAAGCAGTTGCGTCACCAATCAGTGCTCGGCCAGCTGCGGTACAAGCAATTTCTTGAATCGTTCCGCCGCCTGCAATGCTGCGGCCAAGGACGACATCGGTCGCGCTGGTGTCCTGTAATTTTTCGTATGTAACGGCATCGTTGGCTATTTCATTGGTGCCAATCGCTCCAGCTGTAATTGAAGTGGCAAAAGTTCCAGTGCCGGTTCCAGTGACTGGGCCGGTCAGTGTGATTGTTTGGTCGCCAGTATTTGTGCCGCTAGAAGTACCAGAATGCGTACCGCTAAAAGTACCGTCTTGAGTTGCAAGCGTACCAAGACCTAGTGTTGTGCGTTGAGCTGCAACGTCAGCATCGTCAAGTAATGCACGACCAGCAGCAGTTAATGTATAAGTTGCATAGGTATCTGTAGCGGTCAGGTAAATGCCCTGATTTGAGCCAGTTGCCAAGCCCGCAATACTCGCAAGGCCAGTGTCATAGGCTTGCACATCAGATCCAATTTCGACACCAAGATTTGTACGAGCGTCAGCAGCCGTTGATGCACCTGTACCACCGTCAGCAATTGCAAGATCAGTGATGCCAGTAATAGTGCCGCCAGTGATCGTGGCGCTTGAGCTGCTTAAATTTGCAGTGACGGTGCCGAACGTAACGCTGTCATCTGTGTCAATACCAAGTGTTGTACGTTGTGCCGCTGCGTCTGCATCATCAAGCAGTGCTCGACCGGCAGCAGTACAAGTAATTTCCTCAACATCACCAGCCCCTGCACTGCTACGCCCCAGGAGCTTGTCGGTAGCGCTTACATTTTGAATTTTGGCATAGGTAACGCCATCATCGGCTAGCGCAGTTGTGCCGATTTTTGTTGTACTGCTTTGATTTAAAGCATTAAGGTCAATAGCATTTGCTGAAACAAGGCTAAGACTAGAACTAATAAAATTAGTTGTAGTTATCTTTTTTGTCTCTGATGCGCTAACATCGACAATCGCCAATACATCGCTAGTAGCGGCTGCTGAAAGCTCGTTTAGCTCTGTTATGCGTTGATCAGCCAAGGCTTCAGCTCCGTACTAGAGGCAACAGATGCTCCTATCTTAATCATACTCTTAACGCAGCAAGAAGTCTACGGAATGCTCCACTCCAATCTTGTCAGTGTCTTCCTTGAGCAAGTACCTTGATGGCCTGTCAAGCACCAATCTAACCTTTCCTGTCGTCACAAAATCTATTGAGCAGTTAATGATTTCACCTGCCTCAACACTGACGCCAGCATTTGTAACAACAGCCGTCAGCATGTAAAAGATATTTTCTACATTTAAATCAACTGATTGGTCTGTTAGGTACAGCGCCAGGTCAAAAGCGCAGCCAAGATCTAGCCGTTGAATGAGTTGTAAAAGCAGTTTAGGCGTTTCTTGGCTGCCTGAAGAGGTATAGTCAAACGCACACTCAATTCGTCCAGAACCACTTAAAAGACCAGCAGAAAATTGTTGCTTGTATTTATCGCTTAAAACAGTGGTCTCAATTTGCTCTCTAGTGTTCTGAAACTCATAGCGAGTTACGTTACCTAAAACATTAAAAGCCAAGTCTCGCACTGTTATAGTTACGCTGAGCGCACTTCCAGTAAAAGCCTCTAATGCTATTTCGTTGGCGCGAGTGTCATTTATTGCGTCAGCTAGTGTCGGATAAAGCCTGACACCATCGGCTTGGTCAACATTGACAAAAGCACTAATGTCGTCCTCTGTAGTATTTGTGGACCAATGCGATGCAGGGACGAAATCAATGCCGCGAGAATCGGAAGTTGCAATATCAATTCGATCGCCTGTTAGCAGATTATCTGTAGCACCAGTAAAAGCGAATCGATTAACATCAACATTAACATCACCAGGATCAATCGACGCAGAAATGCTACCAACGGCGGTGTTAGTGCCCCTGCGTAATCTTACGTTGCCTTTAGTCCCAAGAAAAAATGTCATACGTAGAATACTGGGTCTTCACTAAAATCACCATTTACAGTGAAATTAAATGGCACAACGACTAGTTCGTTGTTGTTTACAGAAATACTTGCTGAAGTAATAAAAGCACTAAATTTAATCGCAGCGTCGTTGTCAACCTTAAGTGTAAGCGTTACAGAGTCTGTGATGCTGCCTGTTTTTAAAATCGTTGTCAGCAAATGGCTGAAGTCTTTATCATCAACACCTCCTTTGTAATACATCAATGTAGCTGAGCCAGTGGCGCCCTTGACTCCTGGCGTGAACTCGTTTGCAAAGCTATCAATAGTGTTTACATTAAGAAGCTCGACGGTGGTCTCTAATGACCAGTCCCGCACTTTTACAGCTGTTGTACCCCCAATCAGAAGGGAGCCGTCACGCCCCGTGCGAAAAGTGCTCATGGCTCGGTCGAAACATTGCTTTTAGCTTAGCTTACTTCAAAGTTGCTAGCACGGAAGTCGGCGATATGTGCTCGCGTCCCACCGGCTTCTTCAAAGCATGGGTACTCAATTGCTTTAATGCTGACTTCGCCTTCTTCTTCAATAGCAATTTCGGTGACGCGGTAAACTCGCTTGCTCGGTTTGTCTTGGCCCATTACAAACATCCAGCCTTTGTAGTTGATTGAAATGTCGTCAACTAAAGTGGGCGCTTTGCTTATGCCGTTGGACGTTGTAACAGAAATGTTTGATTTATACTCAGTTGCTCCAGTTGTTTTGTTATATAATAAAAAATTGTAGTTTCTGGTGCCGTTATCCTGTCCCTGCATTAAGGGAGCGTTAAGCGTGCCATCCGCCATGACTATGCCTGACGAGTAGCTATCCCAATGTTTTAGGCCGACATCAACATAGATAAAATCGCCAGGCGCCACAGTTGCCTGAGATGGAATTGTTTGAAACTCAATTCCTTTCTTGATGTAACGGCGTTGATTGCAGAGAAGTTTGCCGAACATAATAGCTTGCTCTCGTTGCGTAACAAATTGACTTAAATCAAATGTTTCACGCACAGCCGATACAGAAGCATCGGACAGCTGCACTTCAACACTGCGGTTTTTACTGAAAACTTCTTTTGCCGTGTAATCTCTGTAAATTACTGATGCAATTAAGTCTTCCGTAGACGCTCCGTAGTTAAGAAACTCCTCTTTGTATGAACCTTCGAGAATATTGCCTGTTGTAAATAGAGCAGAAATAATTACTTCAACTGGCAGCCCGTCATTATCAGCTGCTGCACCCTCCCCGTCTACAGGGAGAGCAGGCACCAAAGTATCCTTACCGTTTTTACGTGCCAGCTCAAGCAGACTGAATGGAGCGTTAGCAATCCAAAATTCACGCCAAGACCCAACATCAGCGATCAAACCGTCCATAAACAGTTGTACGCTGCCAGGCAACTTGTTGTTTTTGCAAAAATCCTTGGCCAATTTAAGGCTGTCTTTGTCAAGGTTTGAATCAGTGAGGTACTTGCCGAGTCCGTTTTCTTTGTCAAGTAACGTATCAACAAAAATGTCTGGCGCGTAACTGCTGGATATATCTGAAGTTTCGGTTGTTCCGAGCTGTTCAACGCGACGGCATATTTTACCGTGCCTGACTAAAGCACTGACACTACGCAAGTCTTGCAACCCACGGCTTGCAAATACGCCGACTGCCATCATTGACATATTTTCATAATTACTTGTAATGTCGCCAAACTGTTGCTCTGTAACAGCAGTTAGTTGAATTTCAGGGCCAGACTCAAAACTAAATTGAGTTTGAGTGTCTGAGTTGACTGAGAACATATCCCATTCGTTGGTGTAGATCGGACCACGCTCTGGTTCGTCGGGGTAGTACCTTATGGAGTCGCCCCGATCGACTGAGCGTCCGTACCAAAGAATGTGCTCATTGCCTACTTGTACCGCATTTTGGTTTGTTGAGTTTTCTAGAAAAATGTAATTGTAAAAAGAACGTACTCTTATTTCAGCTAAAATGTCGTAAACAGGTGTAAATGTAAACTTCCACTTTGTGGGGTTTTCTAGAGGACTATAAAAACTTAATTGTGTGTAAAAATCAGATTCGCTGCCATGCCTAACTGCAAATACGTAGGGCACAGTATTCAGTAAACCGAGTTCTCCATTGCTCTGGTATTGCTGGTAGGACATGCGGAAAAACACCATTCTGCTCTTGACGCCATTATCAGCTTCGCTGTACTCTTTCATTTTGCCTTTCTCGCCGTACTTTTTTTGACGACCTGATATACGTCTAAACAGTTTTGTCTTAAATGAAAAATTGACCATATTACATTCGCTTAAAGTGCTGTAGGAAGCCGTATCTGCTTTTACAAGGCATTTAGTAAAGAAATTGTTGTCAAATGATTTAGTGTACCCGTCCCAGTCGCTTAGGGCACCTTCAATCTCACCAAGTGCTTTCTTTTTTTCTTTTACTATGTCGCGGTAAGCTTTCTTTACCGCTTTTGTACCGACGCGATCTGTTTCGCCTGTTTTTCCCTTACTGTCTTCTTCGCTGGTGATAACTTCGTCCCTAAGCTGCTCTAGTAGTTCAATGTCTTTTTGTATTACTTCAATAGCTTCTTCATGTCTTTCGGCAAAAAGTTTAGCAATACGCGCTTCAATTTTTGAACTCACGGTATTTCTTTTTTTGGCGGCAGCATCTGGGCTGCCTCCGCTGTCTCCAGCTTCTTCAAATCCTTTTTGATTGTATGACGTGTCTTTGTTTAATACAACCCTGGGTCCTTCCAGAACGCTGTCTTGTTTTATGCTAGTATTAGATTTATCTAAACTGCGGTTTTTGTTCTTTTGGTTATAAAATATCTTCTCTTTTGCTGTCAACTTATCACGCAAACTGACCAGTTTGTCGTCATTTGGAAAAACGACATCATCTTCTGCTAAGGGTTTCGATTCTTGGTGTCCGTTAAAATTAAATAAATTCCATCTACCGCTTGAGTCAATGTATGAAAAAGTATAATAGTAGTTATTGCCTACTTTTACGTCTGTATAAGTTTTATTTGCAAGTTCTCCAGTTTCAAATTGCACTGTTGCTCTGTTTTTATAATTATTAAATTGAGTTTTACTAAGTACAAAAACTTGTAGCTCAACGTCCTCAACAGCTGGGTTGTGAGGTGGGTTTGTCTTGAAACCGTTAAGAAAATCATTTTCGCACTGCAATAATGTACCTTGCTCGCCATCAAAAAATTTAGAACTTTCAATTTTGCCGATAAGTCTTTGCAGTTTTTTAATTTGTCGATTAATTTGTTTCTTTAGACGGCTTGTTTGTAAGGTAGGTTTATCGGCAAGGTGATCTTCCAAAAGATCTTTTGTGTAGAGTATTGAGCCTTTTCTTTGGATATCTTTTGTTCTTGGTGTCAAGTAAGACACGGCTCTAGTGTCTGGTCGGTCGTCTGGATCTACGTCAGTAAATTTTCGGTTGTTTACATCGTAATTTTTTGACACACTCGCTATGTACTCAGGTGTCCAGTCAACTCCCTGGGTACCGTTGAAACTGATACCTATATCCGTAAGCTCTACTTCTTCTATGCTTGCATTTTTGACTGTATTTCCGTCTGGAGGATCAATCGGAGTAGAAGCCGCAACAAAAATTATGCCCCCCTCATTTTTGGAGGCTCCGATTGTCGTAAAATCAAAGCCGTTTTTTATTTCTACAATTTTGTAGGCATCGCCTACTACAATATTCGAAACGTTTATTGGATCGTCGCCAAAATCTTCATTTTCAGCACCTAATATCCTTTTTGCTTTTTCAAACTTCTTTCGTAAACCTGTGTCTTCATTTACAGGATCTTCTTCGTTGTAAGGCGTACCAGGAATTTGCCCTGATTCGACACAAACAAAGTCAGCTGTTACTTCATCGTTTTCAATACTTCTTGGGTCGCTTATTGCTTTTAAACGAAACTTTGCAGACCCCAGCATATAGGTACTGCCAAAATCAAGAGATTCCACGGCCTGTCGCCGCAGGTTATCCGCTTGCTTTGCAGGCTGTTTAGCGTCATCTTTTGCCCTATAGCCAGCGTTGTTAAAAAATAGTTGAATTTCATCATCTACACTAAATGTTTCCCCATCACCACTGTCGTTACGCCACTTATAGTTTGCAGTACCCGTTACGCTTCTTAGCTCAATTGCAATATCCGCTTCTTCTCTGTCGCCATCTTTATCACGACTTTTGACATCTACGTTAATGGGAATTGCGTCAAAAACACCGAGACTCGTTGATGTTGTTGGTGTGTAAGCTTGACTGTATCCTAATTTTTTGCCGTCAAGGGCTGGAATAACAAAAGCTGGGTCGGCGTCGTTAGTCGGCTTTAAGCTGGCAGGAAATAAATCCGAGTCAGCAAAATTGCCATTAAGCGCATCAAAAGGCGGTGGTCCGCTATTACCGTCAGCAAGGTTTTTATCCTCAAAAATAAAAACATTTTGTCTATCTAAATCAAACAAGCTTGTCTGGCCGAATGCAGTCCTGCCGTATGCAATGCCCTTAATCTCACCCGCCCCAAGTACTACCATCAGACGCATGAGCTGCGTTGAACCGAAATTGTCTACAGCGGACCAGACAAGTGAACCGGCAACTCGAACGTCACCAAACGAATTTTGATTTGTATAGACAAGGTTAACAGGGTCTCCGTAGCTTGCTAGTTCCTGTGTACTGTTAAAACCAAATGATGGCGCGAACCGCTGCTCTCTATTGCGACGACGGCGATCTGAAATATCAGGTATCTCAGGCTTTGGCGCAAGCAGTGCCGCACCAACCTGAAATAACGTGCCAACGATCGTCAGAATAATAGCGACTGTGGCAGGATCAGACGCTCGAACATCTAATGCCGTGCCAGCCTTGGGATCCTTATACTCCTGCTGGACCGCAACGAACTCAAGATATTCCTCTTTCGTTATTGCCAGCGACTCGATCAGCTGGTGCTCATAGGGAAGAAGCTTACGCATCAGTCGATCCAGAAGTAGTAAGCAGACACGCGATGGGCCGCAACTCGAACCACTCGTTTGCCAGGCGAAATGAAGACAATGCTTCCTTCTACAACACTACCGAGTGCAGGGCTTGTTGGGTCTGCGAGCAAAGCTACAGCACCATGTTCTGCCATCTTAAGACGCTTGCCTTCCTTTAGTAACCACCTAGCAAGGCGAACTGGCTTCAAAGTCTCAGGCGAATAATGGTCATACGCCCATTTAAATTTTTCGGTGTAATCGGTTAGACCTAGGCGCTTGCGAATCTCGCAGACAAGCTGGAAGCAGTCAGTTCTACCTGCGCCGTCGCTAAACCGCGCACCCCACTCATACTCCAGGCCGATCAAATCATTCATCGCAACGACAATGCAGAATCCAGCGGAAGATACCCCACGTTATCTTCATTAAAACGTCGAGCTGGAAAGTTTGCAGCTACTGAGTCAACTGCAGTGTTAAAACGCAGCTCAATCGTATCTTCACTAAAACTCGCTCCAAGGCCAATATAAAGCTCAGTAGAAATAGGATCGCTGCTGAGATTACCAGCGCTAGTAACGGTATAAGTTGAAAGCATTAACTGACTTTTTCTATTGCCGTCACCCAGTTCTACCAAACTAAGGGCATAATCAGTTGTTGGAAATAAAAGAGTAATTTGGGAGTTGTCACCGTTAAGATTAGCTACAGTACCTTGCACTTGAAATGGCGCAAAGTCATAACCATTTTTATTTTGTTGCACAAAGTAATTTTGATAGTTGTAAGTGTTTTTAGTAGTAGTTATTTGAATAAAATGCGCCAGCCGTATTTCGTTAGTCATACGCTAAGCTCTCCAACTAGCTTTACAGTAACAGTGCTGATGCCAGATTGTACGCTCTGCACTCGCGGTGGTTCGGCATAACGCCAAGAAATACTATCTGGTTCTCGTATTGTAGGGTTTAAATTATCGTCTTTTCGTTCGCTATCAGTAAGTGCGTCACTATACAAACCTGCAAAAACCGCTAATGGCAGCTTGAACGATTCAAACGTGCCATTCGTTACGGTTCTAAAATGATCTACAATATCCTTTACAGTGCCGGAATAGGTACGCACTTGAACCGTATCGCCGATGTTCTTAAAAGTTAAATCTAATCTATAGTTTGTTGCCTTATTACCGAAAGCACGCTTAAAAATAACCCCAGACAATGATGTGTACGTCTTGCTCGGGTAATCGCCCATAGTAAAACTACGGGTTGTAGGTTTCATATCCGGAAAGTTGGCTGCCATCAGCTGATACCGACGCGGGCGCGGGTGCGTGGGCTGTTCTGCATTCTATCGAGCGTCATGTTCATGCCACGCTTGGCACCGTCGTTTGCAGCTTGACGTCGGGTGGTGGCCATCGCAGCCTCTAGCTGTTCGCGGCTGACATATTCAGTGCCGCCGATATTAGTGGTTTCAAACGTGAAGTTCATCGCTGATGCGTTAGACGCGGCTGGTGAACGTCCCATCAACTGGCGCATGTCCTCGTTTCGCATGACGCCGCCGTTGCTGCTTGGTACGAATAGCTCCGGACCACGCTCGCCAACCATGTAAGGCTGGCCGCCGCGAACTGGGCCGCCGTTAGCTTTTGGCGTGAAAATACCTGCACCAACAGCGTCAAAGCTGCTTGCCTGAGCGCCGGTACTAAATCCTTGACCCAATGGAGCTGCATCAAAGCTACCAGCAGCTCCACCCATAATGCCTAGCGCCTTCGCAATACTGCCCAAAATAATCATTGTTGTCTGTTTAGCGATGATCTGAGCAGCCATTTGTATAAAGCTCTGACCGATCGACTGCATCATCCCCGCCAAAGCCTCTCTCGCGGTAGCTGATCCAGTGACCACATCAGCAAACGCCTTGCCAAAGGCATCGCCAATCATGTTCGCAGAATTTACCGCAATATTGCCTAAATTAGTAAGCTTATTCAGCTCGTCCTGTGCATTTTTGAATCCTCTTGCAATAATGTCGCCGGGCGTATCCTTCTTTTCTTCAAGCGACTTCGCTCCGGTAATTGCTTTTTCTTTGCGTTCGGGGAGCTGCCCCCTTGCCTCTTGTAGCGCGCGGAGTTGCTCTTTAAGTTCTTCAGTAATTTCTTCTTCTACCTTAAGCTCGGAAATTTTCCTTTGCAGGTCCAGAATTCCTATGTCGAGTTTCTCTTTTTCAAGCGAAGCAATGGTTTCAATATTGGCGATCTCTTTCGCCAAACTCTCGCTCATGCCTTGGGACATAAGCTCCTGAATTCTTGCCCTCTCGGCAATTTGAGTATTAAAGTTAAGCATTAGATCATTTAAAGGTTGCTGAGCATCTTTCAGGGATTGGGCGAATTCCTTGCCGATTGCGTCTAACGCCGCCTCCTCGGCGAGCCTCCTGGAAGCGAGCCTCACTTCTTCAATGTCAGCCCTTATGTCTTCGTATGACTTGCCAGACTGCTTCTCAAGCTTGATAATCTTGGCAATATTGTCTGCGGCCACATCGTCCGCCTTGCGCAGTGCGTCTGCATAACGCCTTGAAATTGCCTCTATAGCTGTATCTCCTACTCCTGCGATCTTTGACTGTAAATCTTCAAGGGTGCGACTAAGCTGAACGCCAAACTTATCTGCATTGGCCATTGCATTGGCGATTTTGTTTGCGCCGCTGTCTCCACCGCCTTCACCGTCAGGTTTGATGGGGTCAAATTTTGTAATATCAACGTCTGTACCTATCTTTATTGGAGCCGTTCGGTCTAGAGCTTCTTTCAAGGCGTCTCTGTCTTTTACCAATTTCGCCAAGTCTCTGTTTATTCTTGCAACTTCTTTAGTCTTGCCTCCCTGCTCCTTTAACTCTTTTTTCTCTAACTTTTTAAGGGAAATTTCAGCGGAAATGTCACTTAATTCCTTGAAACCTGCTGTTCGACTGGCTTCGTCTCCTACCTTTATACTCTTGGCAACTTTTTGGGCCTGCCTTTCATATCGACTGAGCATGACAACTGCCGCCCCAATCCCAGCAGCAAGCGCAACCCATGGGTTGAGAAGCAAAGCAGCAAATTTTGCCCCAGTCGCGACAGCAATTATCCCCTTTATTCCGGCAATAAATTTTCCGAAGTTTATTGCTATCATGGCGGATCCTAGTCCTACAATTGCACCGGCAAGTACATCTATATTTTTGGCAAGAGTTAGTGCCAGCTCACCAATCTTGGGCAACACCGCCACTAATGTTGGAGTGATGTCTTCGATGAACTCCGTAAAAGCATCTTGGAATTCAGCGCCAATCGGTTGCAGAGCTTCACCAACCTCGATGCGCATATTGTTATACGCAATTTGCAGTCGAGCCCCTGCATTCTCCGATGATCCTGCAATTTTCTTAGCCAACTCGCCGTATTCATCGCCAAGACTGACGAGGAACTTCATCAGGTCATTCAGACCAACTTTGCCGTCTTGCAGTGCCTTGGTCAGCTCTGGGCCGGTGCGACCAGATGCCTTTGCGATTTTATTAAATGTACCAGGCAATCTTTCAGCGATCTGGTTGATTTCTTCTGCTGAAACCTTACCTTTACTGAAAATCTGCACCAGCGCAGTTACAGCACCCTGAACCTGCTCTGCGCCACCACCAGTAGCAATAATTGCAGAGTTAATATTCTTGAATGCAAGCTCAGCATCAGCAACACCACCACCAGCACCTTTCACTGCAGCAGTTAGGCGAGTGATGCCTTGAATTGCTACCTCTTGTGGGACATTAAGGCTCTTGGTTACATCCGCCGCAGCCTCAAGAGCACGATTGAACTGATCTTGCGAGCCTGTAATGCCTTCTAACGCAATTTCTAGCCTTTTAATTTCTGCGGCATAATCCGCAAACTCCCCAAGCTGCCGCCTTAGTCCACCAATCTGAGCACCAACTGCAGCGCCGGCAAATGCACCGCCGACGCCACCAATTGCACCAATAGCGCCACCAAGGAAACCTTCAGGTCCACCAAAAATACCGCCAGAAATCGCAGCACCAGCCGCTTGCGTCATCTGCATCGGTGACATCCGGCGGCGACGGCGTTGCGTTTTTTCTAAAGCCCTATCAAGTCTTTCTATTTCTCTAGTGGCCTCTCTGAATCCTTCGCTAGAAGGGTCAAGAATATTTCTAAGAGAAGCCCAAGAACCTCTTTGCGCATTAAGGCTGGCGATACTACCATTAGACGCGGCGGTAACCTTGCGAATATCATCAGCCACTCGATCGTAACTTCTTCCCATCATTTCAAGCTGCCTTGACTGGTCAGCTTGACCAATTTGCACAATCCCAGAATAAAGACCGCTTAATTCCTCGCGGGGTAACCCAATCAGCCTGCGAGATGCAAACTCACCTGTCTTCATCTGCCTAACAATAGACATTCGTCTTTGATACTCTTTTTCTTCCCTAGCGGCTTCTTCTTTTGCTGCTTTTTGTTGCGCGGCCGTCGCCTCTTCATACTTCCGCACGATATCGTCGCCAAGTTTTTGCTCGTACTCGTCCATGGTGCGGAGAGCACTTCTAAGGCTTTCTACATGCTCATCTGCAAGACCATTAACTACTTTTTGCAGATCGGCGATCTGCTCCATTTCTTGCGCCTCTTGATATGCAAGACGATCGCGTCGCATTCCGCGCCCGGACGCAATAATCGCACCAGTCGCCGGATCTCTATATCCGCCAGGGTCGGCAACCACTGGTGTTCCGCCCCGTGCAGTCCGTCCTGCTGCCGCCTCAGTGCCAAGGGCAGAAACAGCGCCAAAGTA